TCATATTGCCCTACTTGCGGAGAAGACTCTGGTAAGCCTACTTGGTATTTTATTTTTGACGGCGAGAACTGTCATGATATTTACGATGTATGTACAGCATATAGAGACAAGGAAATTTCTATTGCCGATGCATATACACGTATTAAAAGTATGGATTTATCGGACTTGGATAATTTTGTAGAAGCTACAAAAGCACAGATTAAAGAGATTTTAGCTTACAAGCCATCAAAGGAAGAAATTGTAAGAGAGTCTAAAGAAGTTACTGAATCAAAACCAGTAACCAAATCTAATTTTATTAAAAATAAAAATAGAAAATAATGCCAGTAATTTTTTATATATCAAGGGAATATGTCTTGCTGGCGTATTCCCTATTTTTTACGGTTAGGAAATGAAAGGAAAATATATGGAATATGAATACAGTCAGCTCGTACCGGAGCTGAAATATTTGTTAAAAGATGTTGTTCGGATAGTAGACCAAAAGCAGCAAAAATTATATGTAAAACATAATCTATATCCAGTGGATATGTATGTGACGACTGATGAAAGAACAAAGGAGGATAAATTAGTAATGCTGTTCTCAAGAAGAGAAAGCAAACCGCTCTATGAGCTGTGGAAAAATCACGAATTAAAATAGTTATGGAAAAATATACGGAAAAAATTGAGAACAGATATGTGATCGCTGACTTATCTCCAAAGACTAATTATTTACATGTCGATGGTTTTAAAACCTATTCTTTTGTGGAGAACATTGCAGCATGTACAAAATTTGTAGAAAAAAGCGTTGCTGATATGATCTGTCATGAGCGTATAGCAGAATATGGTATTGATTTTGTTGTTGTCCCACTGCGAATAACATATGACATTTTGGAATGTTAGGAGGAAATGATAATGAAGAAAATTAATTTAAAGGGTGTTACGGCTGAGGCTGTTACAGGTGTATTATTGTTGATTGTAGCACTGATCAATGCTGTGCTTCAGATGTTTGGTATTAATACGTTGCCTGCAATTGACGGAAATATTTCAGAAATTGTATCTACGGTATTTTTAATTGTTACTACATTATATAACACATATAAGAACCGCAATATTTCTACGGCATCGCAGGTGAGTCAGGAAATCACCGATTCTATCAAAAATGGAGAGATTTTGATAGATGAAGTTGAAGAGTTATTACAGAAAGTTCGTGCATAATGGATCATATCCAAAGAATGATGCAGATAGATTATGTAGCGTTTTTTGTTACACTATTTGCAATTTTGTTTGGTATCAAAGAAATAGTCGAACTACTCTCCTATTTCGTCAAAAAATTTGGCGTAAAATTCAAACGAGATACCGAAAAGGAATGTATGGAGGATAGGGTTGCCACGTTAGAGAAACATGATAATTGGCAATATAAAGAAATTTTGAAAATTTCAAAGGGTATAGATGATATTAAGGAAAATCTTGTGAAAAGAGAAATTACAGACAAAGCAAAAACAGTCGCCACTCTCAGAGGACAATTATACGGTTTACACGAAAAATTTGTTACTAAAAGATACATTGATAAGTCCGGGCTAAAAACATTTATTGAACTTGGTAAGATCTACGAAGCAGCCGGAGGTGACGATATTTATCACGACAAATTATATCCAGAAATTATGAAACTACAAATTAAAGATGAATAATTTCAAAAAAATGAGATAAGGGGGTTTCTTTAGAAACTCCTTTATCTGTACAGATGAGAGGAGAAAAATGGATCGCACAAAATATAATGTAGATAAAGACACAAGTAAACGCACATGTGACGGTATTATTTTTGACTCCGCTTTAGAAATGAGATACTATCGAGATGTGTTGTGTCCGTTGGTTGAAAGCGGAGACGTAGTGCATTATGAATTGCAAAAAGTATATGAGTTGCAACCAAAATTCAAAAAAGGTAATAAAACTATTCAGCCGGTTAAATATTTGGCTGATTTTTTTATTGTTTACAAAGATGGACATGAAGAGGTTATTGATACAAAAGGGTTCCCGGATAGTGTTGCAACATTGAAACGTAAATTATTTTGGTATAATTACCCGGACGTTGAATTGAAATGGATGAAATATGTCCAGAAATTCGGTGGATGGATCGATGATGAAGAATATAAGCGATGTAAACGAGAAGAAAAGAAACAGAAAACAAAGCAATTAGTTAAATGATTAGGAATATAAAGGAGAATTTTATGAAGTTAGAAGAAATTATTTATTACAATCAGATTTTGAAAAATATTGTCGATGACAAGACGTTAAAGATAGACCCAAAGTTGAAATTCCGATTTCTTGGTATGATGAAGGAATTCGAGCCAACGATTGCGAATTTTGATATTGTGCGCAATGAATTGATTACTCAGTTTGGTAAGATTGACGAGGAAACAGGTTCGTGCAGCATTGATAATGATGACAAAGAAGCCCTAGAAAAGTTCAATACAGCGATTCAGCCTGTTATCTCAGAAGACGTAGAAGTTAAGTTTAAGAAGTTCGTACCGGCAGATGTATTTGATAAAGGATTGCCGGCAAATGTATTACTTGCATTATACCCATTAATTGAAACGGAGGACTAAGATGGAACAGATTACGATCAAAAACTTTGTAGAAAAATATAAATCTTTTGTTAATTCACAGATGGCATTGAATTATTTTGAGAAGACCGTAGAGGTGAAAAAATATATCCCGTTTATCCAAAAAGACGCATATGGTCGTGCTCTTGCTGACGCTACAATGTACGAGCATAAAGATGTGGAACAGATTGATGGAACAACAAAAAGAGAAAAAACGAATATAGTAAAAGTAAATTCGGCAGCGTACTATTTATACATGGTTAAGAATATTGTTACCGGATATACAAACCTTGTGTCTGACGGTAACTTCACCGAGGAGTATGATTTGCTACACCAGTCCGGTGTATTACAGTTGATTATGGCTCAGATCCCTGATGAAGAAATTAAGGAATTTAAGATGATTTGTGATATGCATAAAGAGGACGCACTGACAAATTACGCTGTGCCGGCATCATATATTCATAATCAGGTGGATCATTTTGCTAGATTGGCTAATGTTACTATTAATCCGATTCTCAATGCTCTCTCTGATAAATTGGAGAAAGTAGATGAAAAGAAAATAACGAGTATCTTAAGTAAAATTGAGAAAAAAGTTTCTAAATAAAAATACGAATAATTATTACGGCTCTGTCGGTTTCAAACCCGGCAGGGCTTTTCTTATGGAGGTGATGTGAAATGTCAATACGAGCCGTTGGTCTAAAAATTAATGATAAGGAAATTAAGAGAATCGTAAATAATGAAGTAGAAAAATATGTAAAAAGATATCAATCAGCCGGGCGCAAAGCGATGAAAGAATTGCGAGATCAGTATACAGTCGATTGGTTCTTAAATGAATCTGACACTATGCTAAAATCGCTGAGATATAGTGATTGGATGGAACAGCGTGATGGCAATGCAATTTTATATTTTAATTCTTATGTTGATATGGATGCATTTGAAGCACAAACGGCACAGAACGACACATCTATATATAAATGGAAAGAAAAATATAATGCTGATATTCATCCTGCTGAATTTTTATTAGATCTGCAATGGAAACAAGGCATTCACGGACTTCCGTTGTCATGGACTCATCCGAATTATAGGTTTGGTCAATTTGGAGAACCGCCATATACGAATCCATACTACAATCAAGGAACATCTATGGAAGAATATATAGAAGATGGAATTCGTACAAATTGGGAAAAGACGGTAAATAAATACGTGAAAAAATAAAGGAGGGAAGAAAAAATGGCAAATGTAGCCGCTAATATGACAGCGAGTATTACGATCGACAAAAAAGATTTGACCGCACAGATACTCAAGGGTTTGGCTGATGGTCAGAAGGAAATTGATAAGAATAAACTGACATTGTTTTTTGATATCGATGATGAAAAAACATATGAAAAATTCCAGAAGATTTTAAAGAACTTTCGAAAAGAATTGGCTTCTGCGGATATGAAGATTCGGATAGACGATACCGATGTTCAAGAAAGCTTTAAATCTGTTGAGGGATTTGTTAATAATGTCGAGAAGCTTATTAAAGGGCATAATCTAAAACTTAATGTAGCCATTAATGCCGAGCAGCAAGAAAAAGAAATTAGTGCATTAAAGCGACAAATTGAACAATTGAGTGATGCGTGTCTAGCATATTCAAGGATGGTCGATGAATTAAATGCAAAACTTGGTAAAACAGGCGGCAAGGGTGGTTTTGGAGTAGATCTTCAACAATTTAATGAGATGTCAAAATCTTTAAGCCAACTTGAGCAGCATGTCTCTAAAATCAGTAAAGTTTTTTCTGACGTAGGGGATGGACAAGAGTTCTCTCCTCTCCTATCCACAATCGATAAGATTACCGCAGCTGTAAATGAATTAAAAGCCAGTACCCAAAACATTAAACTGAATATGAATGTCGAAATGGGTTCAAATTCAGAATTGGACGCTAAATTCCAAGCAAAGGTCGCTGCTGCACTGAACGCATATATGCGTTTATTCGATCAGATTAAAATGTCCGGGGCTGGTGGATCAGTTATCAATCAGAAATTCTTTGATTTTGATATCAATCAGTTTGATACTGCTTATAGCAAACTTCAGGGCTTGAAAAAATTTATTGATTCTATGCGTGAGGAGGCAAAGAAGCAATATAATGGGCATGATGTATTAAAAGAAGATACTGATCTATCTTACTGGAATAAAGCTTCTGCTGCAATAGCACAAGTAACTAAGGTTATGAATGAAGCCAAAAATAGCACCGGAGCAGGACAAATTGATCAGTTGTTCGGCAAGACTGATTTAACCGGAGTTGCGTCTCAGTTGGATGTGATTGTAGAAAAGCTGTCAGAGATCACATCTATTGCCGGCGAGTTCTCGGATGTGTTTAAGAATGGATTTAATGTAAACGCTTCTGTTGAAGAAATTGCCACTCTTACTAAAAGAGTCGAGGAACTTGAAGCTGAGTTGGCAAAAGTAAAAATGCCTACTACAAAGGACGCCACTGCTGCTCTCCCATCTCAGGAAACGAATATTTCAAACGGTTCCAATCCTGCTATTGAACAACAAAATAAGTTGCAGGAAGAATTAAAAGAAACTCAACAACAAGCAGAAAATACTGCAAAAGCTAATCACGAATTAGCTGAATCTGAAAGAGAAGTTGCTTTAGCTGAACTAGGTGTTACGCAAAACCAGAAGAAAGACGCATTTCAAGATAAAAATGCAGTTGCAAACACCGCAGAAATCAAGGAAAATCTCGATGCTGTTGCCGGAAGCGAAGAAAAAGTTACCGATCAGTTCCGTGATATCCAAAGAATAATTGAAAAAACAATTAATACATCCAAAGATTACGCAAGAGTTCTATCTCAAACCGGAGAATTCAACTTAGATAAAAGAGTTAGTGCTATTTATCAGAAGAATAATGGACAGCTTGTTTCGAGAACATACGAAGCCAACACGGACAAAGATGGAAATTTCTTGTATAAAAAAGATGGAAATGTTGACTATAAAGTTAGTGAAACAGTTATATCTAAATATGAACAATTAGAGAAAATTATCATCAAGGCGGATGATGAACTCCGTAATTTACGTAAGGATTTAGCAACAGTAAAAGAGACTAATCCTGATGCATCTACTGCCAATATTGAAGCAAAAATTCAAGCACAAAAGGAATATATCAAGTTGCTTAATCAGACAGTGAAGGAAATTTCTAAGTCTGACGAGTATTTTATGTCTGAGAAGCAAATTATTCAAGCTCGTGCAAAAGCAGCAAATGAATATAAGATGGATCAGGGTGCAAAGCAGGATGTTGCTAATGCTAAACAACTTGCAAAAGAAGAACAGAAGACTCAACAAGCTGTTACAGCAACAAACCGAGCATTGGCTAAACAGCAAATTGCCGTTGATAAGATCGAGAAGTCTTATAGTAAGGCTGCGAATCCTGATCTAGACAAACATGTTTCTAATCAAGATGACTTGCAGATGCTTGCGGCAAAGAAGGCAGAGATACAAGAGCTGATCAACAAATTGACTAATCAGCCGAGAAATCAATCTAATGAATCTGAATTTTTACAGCTGGAGAAATTGATTGCTGACTATAAATTACTTGCCGATGCAAAGTTTAAAGCAAACAATCCATCTAAGCAGAATATGGACACCAAGAATCTAGATGTTACTGTTGCTCAGATGGTAAGCGAGTATAATAAGCTTATTCAGCAATCTGAAAAATATGGCGTACTTACCGAGCATATCACCGAAGAATTAAAGCGGCAACGTGATGTCATTGCCGAGAAGGATGCAAATGGTGTTTATACAGCAAAACATGGCGTGACAAGCGAACAATATAAAACCGCTCGTGACTTGTTTAAACTCAAGAAAGCCACGGTTACTTCTTATGCGGCGCAGTATAATGGTCAAAACACACAAGAAGAGGCTGAAATTGATAGCTTGACTTCAATGTTGAATCGTTATGCCGAAATGCAATCAAGAATTACAAAGGGAAAAATGTTCGACAACGACATTAAATCGGCTAAAGAACTCAGGAAAGAGATTGAAAAGGCTATAAATTCAGGTGATCTTGCTGAAGATCGTATAGCGGAAGCGTCTGACAGACTCAAGGAAATCGATAAGCGTACCAAAGACACTTCTTTTGCAAATGCTGGTAGCTATCTTCAAACTAAACAGAATCAGCTAACAAAATATGAGAACAGTCCAAAAGGGTATAAGCACAATGATACGTATTTAGAGAAACTCCAACAATACAGAGCACAGCTTAAGATTATTCAAGGCATTGTCGAGAAAGTTAATTCTACTCCAATTAATAACATGACTGATAAAGAATTATCTGATCTCCAAACAGCTAAACAAGAATTAGCCAGTATTGAGAAATCGCTTAATTCAATGACAACTGGTCAGAAAGGTAGTTCTGATACAGCTGTTAATAAGCTGAAAGGAATGGTTGCCGAAGTAAACTCGTTTACTCGAATGACTAGAGAATCACGTGCTGAATTCGATAAGATGGTTGCTGGATGGAGTAAAAATAATTGGAAGAATGTAAATACACAGGAAGCAATTGGTCAGTTAAAGGAATTCAAAGGACGTTTGATTGAGACCGGACAAGCCGGCAAAGGTTTCTTGGATACCATTAAAGATAAGGCATGGTATAGTTGGGCTGCACAGCTTGGCACAATGTTCAATCTATGGTCTGTTATTAATGGTATTAAAAGAGGCGTAGAATCTGTTAAGGAATTAAATACGGCATTGACAGAAATGCGTAAAGTATCAGAGGAATCTGAACAGAGTCTGCGTAATTACCAGAAAACCACTTTTAATACGGCGAATGAGATTGGTTCAACAGCGTTACAATTACAACAATCTACTGCTGATTGGATGCGTTTAGGTGAAAGTATGGATCAGGCGGCTGAGTCAGCTAAGGATGCCACAATCCTATACAATGTATCTGAGTTTGGAAGTATAGATGAGGCTACTGAGTCACTTGTTTCAATGAGTCAGGCATACAAAGACCTTGATAAGATTGATATAATCGACGTCCTAAACAATATTGGCAACAGATATAGCATCAGTACCGACGGATTAGCCACAGCCTTAAAAGATTCGGCAAGTGCATTAGTAACAGCAAACAATGATCTAAATTCAGCTGTTGCCCTCACAACCGCAGGTAATGCGATCACGCAGGATCCGTCTAAGGTAGGTGCCGGGTTAAGAACGATTTCTCTTAGACTTGTGGGCACTGAAGCTGCGAAAAAACAACTGTCAGATCTTGGAGAAGAAACAGACGGTATGATCACCTCTGTTTCAAAATTACGAGATAAAATTCTTGATGCTACAAAAGCAGCAAGTAAAGATGGTAAAGGTTTTGATATTCTTGATAGTAATGGAAACTACAAGAGTACCTATGAAATAATGCAAGGACTTTCAGACCTTTATGATGATATTGTAAAAAAAGATAAAGAGTTAGGAACAAATAATCTTAACTTATTACTAGAAACTATTGCAGGTGAATTTTTGCCTGAAAGATATAGAAATATATTTTATAGAACATATTTAATTGCAAGGGCAGCCTCGATAGGATAATCCTATCTCCTACATTTTATATAGGAAGAGCCTTACACCACAATAATCGGGAAACCAGATTATGATGGTTTGACAACGTAAGGATTGGCTTGTTTGCAACGAAGCACCCTAACGTATTCCGTAGATCATACGGTACTTGAGTCGAGGGTGAACGCTCAACGATCATTCTCCGATGAGGAGATTCAGACTAGAGAATAAAGGTGGAAATCCTGAATATCTGAATCATTAGAAGTACGGCTTAATCGCAAAATGAAGTCGGTGAAATCCCGTTAAACGGAAAAGGTATGAGTCCTAATATAGTAATTGAGGATTTAAGACATGATCTGAACTTTATAGAAATATAAAGAATTTTATATATTACATTTTTACAAAATTAAGGAAAAATAAGAATGAAGAAGTTTGATAAAGAATATTCAACTCAATTTACACCAGAAAAGGAATATTTATTGCAAAATGGCATTATGCCATCTTTTATAAAAACAATCAACGAAGTAACGACATACAAGTATACAAAAACATCAGAGTTATTTAGATTATTAACAATTTTCTATAATGATAATTAAAACGAAAGGATAATAGAATAGTGATAAATAATAAAAAGAGATATAGATGGACACAGGACGAATTGGATTATATATATGATAATTATAAAACAATGTCGGATAAAGAATTATCTGAGTATTTGGGCACTCACTCAGAAAATTCGGTAGCTACCAAAAGAAAACAAATGAATTTGCAACGTTCAAAAAGAAAATATAATTTTAATGATGTGATAAATGAATTTGCAAAGACAGATTATATATTATTATCAGATGAAACGGAGTATTTTGATTCAGCTACTAATTCGCTAAGATATCTATGTCCAAGACATCTCGATAAGGGTGAAATGACAATTAGTTTAGGGCATCTTCAATCGGGTCGAGGGTGTTATTATTGCGGAAGAAAAATAACAGAAAACGCTCATAGAATTAGCGATGACATCAATGGAAAAGAATGTCGAGCGATATGTGAAAAAAGAGGGTTTAAATATATCGGAACTAGTAGAGAAGATGGTCTTATTTATATACTATATATATGTCCAAAGCATGAATCAGCCGGGATTCAAAAAATGAGAAAAGGAAACATGAATAGAGATAATATTGTCGGTTGCCCATATTGTTTTGATACCAAAAAATTTGTTTTTTCTAAGGGCGAAAAATCTATTGAAAGTACATTGAATAAATTTGCAATAGATTATATTCCACAGTACACATTTGATGATTGTAGAGATAAAAATATGTTACCATTCGATTATTATTTGCCACATATGAATAAATGCATTGAATTTGATGGACAACATCATTATTTCCCTGTTAATTTTAATGGAATTTCTGACGAAGAGGCTTTGGAGAATTATAAGACTGTTATTAAACACGACAAAATCAAAGACGACTATTGCAAAGAAAATAATATAGATTTATTAAGAATACCGTATTATGAATTTAAAAATATAGAGACGTTAGTAAAAGATTTTGTAGCATAATGTAATATATAGAATTGGTATGGAGTTGCGATCCATATTTAACATAATTGAAAAATCGTAGCAATATTGCTGCTAGTATCCTTCAGAACGGTGACATGTTACGTTCTGTTTATGAAGATGCACAAAATTCGGCTGGATCAGCTCAAGAGGAAAATAGCAAGTATTTAGATAGTGTCGAGGGAAAACTTTCACAACTCCAGAATAAAGCACAGGAGTTCTGGGCACAGATGATTAATGATGAGGCACTCAAATCAGGCATTGATTTTCTAACTAAAGCATTGAATCTTGTTAATAAACTTGTTGGTGCCGCCGGAGTAGTTCCTACATTATTAACCGGAATTGCAGGATTTGCATCTATCAAGGACAACTTTGGTAAACTGTTTTGTTTTTAATATGCCCGTCTTGCCTAAGAAATGGACATTTCAAAGGTAGGAACGCACGTCAACAATCAGGCGTGGAGGTTGTAAAATAAGCCATAATTAGCGGCGTGTTACCGCTAGTGCTGGGAAATCCGTATATATAAAGCAACACACTACAACGTGACCGGAAACGGTGTGCGTGAATGTATCCTCGAAAGGGGTGTCGGTAACGGCAGGAAAAGTCAGAGCCAGAAATGGTTGTTGCTCGGATATATGGCGCAAGCCTAAGTATCGTTAAAATCGGCAATCAGCAACGGAACCTCTTGCGCAGCAAGGGGAGTGTTCAGAGAGCATAAATGGCTTCGAGTTGTAAACACAGCTTGTAATAGGTGCTCCAATTACAGTTTTCGGACTGTGCTGGGTGATGCCGGCTAAACACCGTAAAAGAGTTCTACTACTCTTCCACCGCATAACACAAAGGCGTGGATAAAAGTGGGGTTTGCTATATACCGTCAGTTTGAAGAAATATGGCAAAAATTTATTTTTTTCGGAGAATAATAAATCAGAGAGTATTTCACAATAATCTCTAAAAATAAAAGATGTGGAGCCGAATACACGACTCCACGTTAGAATAAATACAGATTGAAGAATGCATTGTGGATGTAATTAGGTCTACAACATCATGTTTGTGATGTCATGTACTTTGCTGTCGGATAAACTCGGCGTGCGGCAAATCAATGCGGCAATAATCACCTTTCCAAGTACCGAACGAAAACCGTACTGCCAACGACCGACAAGCGATGTCAGAAAATTTTGCATTTTTCACCTCCCTTCTTGTAGAATAATTACATAATTGGGATCTTTCCCAGAAACGGGTAGATGTATTTATTATTATGGTTTGTGCCAAAATACTACAATAGGTACTTCCACATCACTTGAGTAACCCGTGCTGTGGACTGCACTGTGGTTGTACAGTCGGTGTACTCAAGTGAATTATACCAAATTATTAACAGATTTTCAAAGGAGATAACAAATAATTCTATCAACTTCAAATTAAAGTCAGTTCACAAGAGCCTATATGTTTGGAATATATATTAAATTTTAGGACACACTAATCTCATCATATTATGAGAGGTGTATCATGAAAATTAGAATTGCTATATGTGACGATCAGGAAATCTTTGTAGATCACTTAGAGGAGATGTTGCGACAACTTGATTTTGGCAACAATAATATATCAATTGATAAGTTCATGACGGCTCGTCCGTTGGTGGATCAAGTACGCTCCGGCAATGGATATAATATTATCTTTATGGATATTGATCTTAAAGGTGATTATCTAGGAACGGACACAGGCAGTATGATCAAGGCGTTGTCGCCAAAGACACTGATGGTGTATATGTCGAGCTATGAGAATTACTTTGAAAAGTTGGCACACGCTGAACCTTTTGAATTTCTCAGAAAGCCGCTCAATCATGATAATGTTCAAGATATTGTCTATAGAGCTGTGCGACGGCTAAATTATATTTATGCTGAGTATATGTATACCTACAAGTCCCATGGATTATCAAATGTAGTCAATTTGAAAGATGTAGTGTACTTTGAATCACAGCATAGGGTTGTGAATATTGTGATGAACAATAATACTGTCAGCCGGTTTTATGATAAGCTAGATATGGTTGAGCAGCAAATTGATCGGATCTGTGATTTCTTTCTACGCATAAGCAAAAGCTATCTTATCAATCTTATGTGTATACGATCTGTGCGTTCTACGTCAATCACAATGTCAAATGATATAGAACTCAACATTGGTCGTAAGTATTTAGATCATGTGCATCAAACCATAAAGAATATACGGTAGATTTATACAAAAAATATGTCGATTTGTGCAACAGCCACATTTATTCGACAGAATGTTGTATAGTGATTATATCAAATACTTTAGGGAGGAAATGGATATGAAAAGAATCATAGTTTTAGACACAAGCGGCGTGTACTCACAGATTTATGATGAGGTTTATGCCAGCGGTGATGAGTGGAAAGAAATTGCTGCAAAGTACCGTGCACAGGGATATGTGTGCGTGGTACTTACATATTAAGAGGAAAAATAAAAAATTATACAGGAGGTGTAAATATGGAGGTAGAGTCAAGGGTGACATTATGAATAAAGAGTATAATGATTCAAGAAAGAAAATGGATTTTAAATATTTTGTAACTCATAATAAAGTTATACATAATAAATACGGAGATTGTTATGTAGCAATTCGAAATAAAGATATCATTGGTGTATTCTTTACTGAAGATGAAGCAATAGAAGTTTCGTCTTTACAATATGGATTTGGAAATTTTATTGTGCAAAAATGTACGGGAAATAAAGAAGGATACACTCAATATATTGACACAACAATAAAGAAAGGAAATTGAATATGATGAAATTTACTTACATATTAAAACAGATATTACCATGAACTTATTATACAAAATACAGAGTCCAGACCGGAACAAAAGAGTTGGCAATCTGGACTCAATGGTTCGGTAAAGCGTTTAATATCAAGCGATTTACCTTAGCCGATTAGTGAAAGTGTGTTCCGCTACATTTTGGGCAAGGTGGCATTGTACCGGTGTCATCATCTAATACAACCACCTGTCCACAGTTATCGCAAGTATATTCGCCTTTACCTGGCTTCTATCCTGTCCTCGGCATGGTAAACATCCTTTGTAATGTGATATTTTGATAGGAATATTTACCATATTATACAAAAGAAAGATAGATTAAACATATGTTCTGATAGAAATAAGTAGTATTTTGTCGTATAATATTTGGTATAAATTACCAAAGGAGGCACTATGGATAAAGATTTAGATATTTCATTATTTGAATTCGATTACTTAGACCTAGTTGCTTGTTATACGCATAATACTCAGACAAACAAAGGGATGGCTACAATCGGTCGTTCAAAGATAATAGATGGTCTAATCCAGCTTGAAGAAAATATACATCGAATATTAAGACAGTTAAATGCATATGATGCTTCTTCTATCCTTATTGCAGAAACAAATTGGATGAAGCGAAATCATTTTAGTAAATATATGCCAAAGAAAGGAACTAAAAAGAAAATCGCTTTCGGGCAGGTATGCACAATTGATTATGGGAAAAGTTATAAAGGTGAAATCGGGTATGTTCATCCTGGTCTTTGTGTAGGCAAAAGGGACGACAAATATTTAATTGTACCAATGACAACAGGAAAAAATTGGAGAGATACTTGTTATCATCCTATATTTAATCCAAATATGACAAAGGAACATCGTCAATGTTGTATTTCCGAAGGATTTGAAAAAGATGGAGTGTTGTTGATAAATGATTCAAAGTTTATATCTGGTGGACGTATTTTAGAATTGCACGAAGTAATATCTTCTGAAATTTTAGAAGAGGTACAATTGCAGTTATTGTATATT